TCACAGCATCAGACCTTCGAGGAAGCGCACGGCGCTGAATTCCAGTTCGGCGATTTGGCCATCCGACCAGCCGACGAAGGGGCGCGCGGCCATGTTGCCGGTGCCATCCTGCAGATACTTGGCATAGTCGACGTCGGTGCCGATCACCACGCTGTCGCCGGAATGCTCGAAGTGGATCGAGTTCAGCAGCGTGCCCCGGTCCCACAGCAAGCCCTGGCCAGCGTTGCCCTTGTGCCGCCGATGCATCTCGGTGCTGGGCATCCATGGCGACCACGGCGCATTCTCCGGATCCAGCTTGGATTCGCGAATGCGATGCTGAATCGATTCCTGCGCCTGCCGGCCGACCATTTCCATCCATGGCGACAAGTTGACCGCGGCGAGGCGGTTGAGCACGGCCAGCGCATGGCCGAGGTCGATGGTCATCGTCATATCGTGATCAGCCTCAGGTGGGCGGCATAGCCGATGCTGGTGAAGTCCGGCGCGTCCACCACGTAGCGGATGCCCTCCTCGTCCTCGACCACGTCATCCTGTTTCAGCATGCCTTCGGGCAGCGGGATGAATGCGGTCCAGTGCGTGATGGCCTGGCCGATCGTGTTGGCGTACTGGCTCTGCTTGATGTCCTCGCGCTTGAACTGCATGAAGATCGGCAGGCGGGTTGCGAAGAACTCGACCGACTGCTCGACCGAGCCGGACGTCGTATAGGTGCCGCGGCCGACCGACACCACGTGATTCGTCTGGATCGCCTGAATCGGCAGCAGAGGCTGCATGTCGCCGATATAGAACGTGCCAGCCCTGCCAACCAGGATGTCGCGCGGCTGCAGCAAGCGGCCGTCGGCGTAGCAGTACCAGGTCGGCGTTTGATACTTGTTCGGGATTGCGAATTTCTTTTCCGCTGCGAAGGCGACCGGCATGCGGTTGATCTTGTTCAGGTCGTCCATCGGCGCAATCGGGTCGACGTAGCGGAATACGTCGTAGTCGAAGCCGATCTTGGCCGCCAGCTTGGCATAGCCGGCGTAGATCAGGCCTTGGGTGCGCTCGCCGTTCACGCGCGCACCAACGTCATACCACCCTCGCCCAGTTCAGGGCCAGGAGCAATGCCGATGAAGCCGCACATCCGGCGGCGCCACTGATTGAAGAGCCGGCCGCGATCGGCAACCTCGCGCGGGTTGCGCTTCCAGACGGCAGCCTGGTCGGTATCGAGGTTGGCCGCCGCGCCGAGGATCGCGGTTTCGAGGCCGGCCAACGGCGCGAGAAACGTATCAACCAGCACGGTTTCTTCGCTGACCGACATGTGATCGAGCCGATAATCCAGCGTCATGCCCGGCATTACGCCGCTACCGCCGACTGTCGTGGACGTGAAGACCGGCACAGTGAATGGCTGCGACTCGCCGTCGCCCTGCAGCTGGTAGCCAGCCCAGCGGCGGACATCCACTTTTTGCGAGTCAGTCAGCATGGTTACCCCTTATTGTCAGGATCATGGCTTAAGGAGCAACCCAGGTCAGTACGCCGTCAATCGATTGCAGGTTGAATGTGCCTGCGCCGGGATTGGCAAGGCGCGTTGCTGCGCCGTCGGTGCCGCCCACAATGAGGTCGCCTGCGGCGGTCATGGGGTTGGCGAAACCGGTGTCAGGGGCACTGCCACCGGGGCTGCCCTCCGCTGCGGTGATCGTGCCGACAATGGCGAAAGCGCCGCCACTTCCGAGATTATCTGCAAACGTGGTGACATCCGCACCCTCAGCGCGATGCAGGAAGATAGCCGGACGACTTCCAGTCGGAGTGGCTCCTTGCGTACCGAGATTGACCGGGTTTTTATCGGCAGTAATGAATTTCCGGCGAGTTCCAATGGGGATCACGCCGTTCTCGATCATCGAGTAACCCGGCGCGTACCAGAAATCCGCTATATCAAATACTTCCCCAGAGCCGGCACTGTCGTCACCCAAGCAAACGAATCGCCCATTGACGGGCGGTACAAATGATCCTGCTGTGTCGCTTCCACTGTTGAGGGTCGCTTCTACGTCATCGGCATAAAAAACTGCTTTTTTTGTGCCAGCCACAGCGTCTGTTTCAATGGTGCCCATCATGTGATGCCACCTCGAATCCGCTGTCGAGGTGTTAAGAACAGAATCAAAATTAGCCCCTCCACTGGCCTCCTGCGCGTAAAAATCCATCTGGTTGGTTATTGCCAAACCAACGGCCAAGGTGTAGTCGCCGAGTGGGTCTACTGTAAATAAGTATCCTCCCCCCTGCGGTGCGGCAACAGTCCTGTACCAAAATGAAAATGAATGGGTAGGGCTATCTACACAAGAAAAGGCAGCGCATGCCAGAGAGCTATTTGCTCCGTCAAAATGCACGCCTGCTATCGCGTACCCAGCAGGCACCGCCCCCACATCCGCCGCAGTCAATTCGACTGCACCGACCTTCATGTTGACGCTATCAACTGCGCCACCGCCTGCCCCGCCGCCAGTGAACGCCTCAACGGCCAGGTCGATGCCGCCAATCTCGCACGCAACTAGGATGTTTTCGTCATCCCCATAGGGTCCGACAGTGACGGTACTACCGCCGCTGATCGCCCACGACTGCAGCGAGTTCGTGCCACCGAGGGCTTGATTCAGGCGGTATGCAACCCCGTCAGATTGCGGCAATCCCATGACGTGCAACACCTTCCCGCCCGGCAGCGGAACAACCGTGTTTTCATTCCTGCTCAGTGTCGTCATGGTTATTCCTTATTTTCTGTCGCAGCCGCCTTGCGCAACCGCTTGGCAGCGCTTTTGTCAGCCGCCTCAACTTGCTCCGCATCGAACAGCCTGTGTCCGTCGGTCAGGTCCGAGGCGTTGATCGTGATGTGACCATGCGGGTTTTCATCGGTGACCGGGGCAACGACCCGCACCGTCGCGCATGTATCACGCATCGCCTTCGCCCTCGTTGGCTGCGTCGACAATGGCGTCCGGCGTCAGTTCGACTGCCGGCTCACCTTCAAAAAGTTGATCGCCTTCGGCCACATCGGCCTTGTTGACCACCACAAATCCTTGCGGCGACTCTGGCGCCACGATCCGAACGGTTTCACAAACATCGCTCATGGTTTTCTCCAGTTAGAAGCAGGGCCGAAGCCCCGCTTCCGTGTTGCATTAGCCCAGCAGGACGGCGGTGTGCGCCTGCTTGATGCCTTGCGTACCCCATGCCAGACGGACGTGGAAGACCATCTGCATGAACTGGCGGTACACGGCGATGTCGAACGAAATGCCCGAAACCGGATCGGTCACGGTCATCACGTCGTCAGCCATGTCCATTGCTTTGCCGTCCGGGCCGATCGGCATGGCCGGTGCGCGGGTGATCAACTGGATGGCCGATTTGCTGAACGCCAGGCTTGGCGTGGCAGATCCGCCAACGGTCATGGCGGTGGCCGAGCCGGCAATCGCGACGCGCAGTCCAGGTGCGGCGAGCGTGATGGTGCCCGGTGCGCCGGTGCCGACGGCAACGACGTAGCGGTTGGTGTCACCTGCAAACGTGACGGTGTCGCCCGCCAGCACAGTGCCCGTGCCGGTGATCAGGGTGATCGCCGTGGCGCCGACAGCGTAACCAGCCGTGTCGGTGGTGTACGACGCGCCGGTGCCCTTGGTGACCGAAACCACGGCGTTCGAGTTGTGGATGGCCATGCCTTCCAGCTCGCCGATGCTGCCCTTGCGGAGCAGTTGGTCGGTGCCGGCCTCGTTCACCTTGAACAGCACATTCTGCTTGCCGCGGATGTTGGCCATGGCGGCCGAGCCGAGGACCAGTTGCAGGTCAGTCTGCGGCGCGCCGTTGTCATCCAGGATCTTGCGGACCTGGGCGATGTCGGACAGGTCGCCAGCAGTGCCGAACGGCGCGGTGGCGGCGGTGCCGTAGGCGCGGGACGCGTTCTGGTACGCAGTGTTGAACAGGTCAACCTCGATGGCGTTAGTCAGGCTGCGGAATGCCTGCTCGAACTGGCCGCGCAGGATGCCAGCGTAGGTGCCAGCGTTCAGCAGGCCGCGCTGCTCTTCACCGTTCCAGCGGATCGGTGCATGCTTGGACTTGCTGATGGTCATCGACACATTGGTCACCGCCTGGTCGCCGGTGTTTGGCGCAGAAACAGCGGCAGTGTTGTCTGCCAGCGTTGGTGCGCCAGTGATCGGGATCAGGATGGACTGATTCAGTGCCGCGCGTTCGGCGCTGGAATTGCGCGAGACCGCAGGAATGAAGCCGATCATTTCACGGGACACCACGTCGAGGGCTTCGTAGATCGTCGGGATCAGCGAGGTGAGCGTATTGGCGCCCAGCACCAGGCCTTGACGGGCCATGAAGTTGAACAGGCGGGCATGCAGGATCAGGCCGATGGCCTGAACGTACAACATGGCGGAGGCGAATAGTTTTTTCATTGCGTGCTTTCGAGAGTAGAAGGAGGGGAAAACGAACTGGCCATCCTGGCCTGGCTCCGATTCCCGTCCCGGGTCTCGGCGTGCATTACAAACTGCGTTTTGCTGCTTATTAATCGGTGACGGTGCCACCGCCGCGGATATAGGTCGAACGCTCGCCCTGGCTCAACGCTTCGAACGCGGCGCGCGTGATGGCTTTCGCGCCACCGCCGCCGCTACGCTGCTGCGAGGAGCCACTGCCCGTAGCGCCAGTGCCATCGAACGCACGCCCAAAGACTTCGGATTGACGCATCTCGCCGACCAGGTCCTTGATGGTGAGGAATTCACCCTTGCCATTGACGCGCGGGCTGCCGCTGGCGTCGAGCACGCGCACCACGTAGTCGCCGTTTTCCTCGATGACCTTCACGGCGCCGCGGATGTGCGGCAGCAGCAGCTCGGGAACGCCCTTGGCTGCCGCGATGGCAGAAACCGCGGCCGAGTCGACCAGGTGCTTCGAGAGCGCCTTGTCCTTGATTTCGAGCGTCGCCTTGATACCGTTGAGCTCCTGAGCGTGCTGGTCATTCATCTGCTTGGCCAGTTTGTCCCAGTCGCCCGCCTTGGTGAGCTTGTCCTGATCTGCCTGCGCCTGCGCTGCCACAAGCGCTTGAATCTCGTCTGGCGTCTTGCCCAGCGCCTTCCATGCTGCGGCCTGCCTGTTGGCTTCCTGCGCTGCCTTGCGTTCTGCGGCGAGCGCGCTTTTCAATCCGGTTGTGTCTTCCACGCCCGTGACGTCAAGGTGATACTTCCCTTCCTTTTCGACGTACAAGGCGCGCTGCGTTTCCGGAATGGCGTCCAGGGTGTCGGACACCAGCGGGATAGCGCAGGCGATCAGACCTGAGCGCACCATGTAGCTAAACAGGCGGTTGTGAGCAAATTGCATGAAGCGGACTGCGGTAGAAGCGGTTTTCATTGCTATCCCTCTCGGATATGGTGGTGCGGGCATCACGCCCATGAAAAAAGCCGCTGGCATCACGCGAGCGGCTTGGTCAAACGAATTCCATAAATCAGGCGGGCGTCGGCGCCTCGAAGTTGCCGACGACGCCGGCTGGCGGCCCTTCTTTCTTGAGTCGCGAGGCCTCATCGATCCAGGTAATTTCCTCGGACAGGACGTCGCGCCGTTGCAGTTCGTTGAAGACGGTTTCAGCACTCAGAATGCCCAGTTCGCGGCAGCGCAGCAGTGTGTCGGCATCCATGCCGTCCAGGCCGTCGCCGAAGTCGTCGTTGATCTCGATGGAGCCGCCCGACTCCAGGCCGTCCCAGTCGGCCATAAACTGCAGCGCCTGCTCGATGGCGTCTTCCATGTTCAGGACAATGGCGGCCAGCGTGCAGTCCGACTCGGCGGTCTCGATGGCCTTTTCGGTGGCGGTCTTGCTGCCTGGCTTGCGCACCAGCAGCTGCGCGCCCATCAGCGACATGCGCTCCTCGAGGTCCTTCAGCGACTGCCGGCCGGACTCAATGGCAGCGCCGGTATGCTCCACGAACAGCAGTTTGGCGTTTGGGTCGCCATTCGTGACGGCAGCGTTTGCACCAATGGTCAACGTGCCGTCTTCGAATCCCGAAGCGAACAGGATCGGCACCCGGGCGACGTGCAGAATATTCGTCTGATCCGATGCGGACTGCCAGTGCTCGCAGTTCAGGTAAGCCAGATCCAGCAGCGGCGGGCGCGCGGTCATGAAGCCGGTGCGGTCACCGTAAATCGTCACCAACGGGATCTTCCCGAGCGAGACCGCGCCCTCCTTATAGAGGAACCACTCTTCCTTCTCGTTCTGCCGGTAGATCCGGAAATTGTCCGGCTCCAGCACTCGAACCTGCTTTACCGGCTTCACGCCCCATTCGCCGTCCGGCTCCTGGATCGTTTCGAGCATGCGGATCTGCGTCAAAGTCTCGGCGCCGTTGATGCGCTCAGACTTCCAGCCCAGCAGGTTCTGCGGTTTGATGTGAACGAAATACGGCCGCGCGCCGGATGCGCGTTGATCGGCAAGCGTGCCGGCCGGCGTTTCTGGGTAGTCCACCAGGATGTGCGTGAGGCCGTAACTCAGCACCGTCCCGAGCGAGCCATGCACGAACGTCTGCATGTTGCGGCCTTCAAGGTCGATGTCCTTTTCGTATTCGGCGATGACCGGCGGCACATCGTCATTGAGCTTGAGCGGCTCGGAAAACGGCTTGCCAGCCAATGTTTCGACAGTGCGCCGAAAGCCATTGAACAGCGTGGACACCTTCTTGCGGTATTCGTACGCCTTGTCGCTCTCAGCCGGCGCCTGCGGCAGATACGTCTTGCCCGCCTCGCGCATGGCCGAGGTTCCGCCGAGCAAAGCGGTAATCAGCGGCCATTCCTGCGCCATGGCCTCGACTTCGGGGCTTGGCGTGGCGGGCGTTGCTTGCTCGATCATTGGACTGGTTCCATGGTTCGGTTCAAAGTTGCAGTTCTTGCACGCTGGCTGTGTTTTTCTTCGCGCTGCAGCGGTAGCGCACTACGTCCGGCGCATGGTCCTCTGCGTCCGTATCCACGTCGTCGGCGTCGCGCTGCGATCGTGGCAGCACCGGCAGCGTTCGAATAATGTGGATGCAGGTGTCGAATACAAAAAAGCCCGGCAGCTCATTGCCGCGGGCCTGCTTCATCAGTTTGCGGATCATTTCCCAGCCATTCTTCCGGCTGCCGGGCGACTTATCTGCCTTGTCCCACTTCACGCCCTTCTTCTTCATGTCGTCGGCAATACACATGCCGTTCTGCGTGTCGAAGATTGATGTGTCGGCCGGCCCGGGCTTGACTTGATAAGGCTTGCCTTTCTCGCGTTCCACGATGTCGGTAGCGATGTCCACCGCCAGCATCTTGCAGCCTTCGTTCGGCTTGCCATTCCATCCATACCATTCTTCAATGGCGAAGATCGTGCCGCGCGGGAAAGTACGGGTCGTTCCGTCTCGCATTGTCGCGGTCGTTCCATCACTCTCCGCGAACCAGACCACCGAGAATGGCTTGCTGCTGCCCCAGTCGAAGCCGCGGTCAATGCGCCAGGATGACGGAATGTCGAACGGCGTCAGCACGTGCGTCGGACGGTGCCACAGGTCGTCAAACATGCCGCCAGCAACAATATCCCAGTCGCCGTCGCGCATCGCGCGGATCAGTTCGGGATTGCCCAACCCTTCCAGGCGATCGATGTAGTCCGGATCCGTCTCGGTCAGTGTTGGGTTATCGTCCAGCTTCGCCGGGATGTACTGCCGACGCATGCCGCCCTCGACCTTCGGCTGCGCGACCACCTTCATGGGCGGGGCCGGATCGATAAACGTGGCCTTCACCCAATTATGACCAACTCCGCCCGGGTTGGAACCACATACGACCCGTGGAAACATGC